GAAGAAGAAACGAGATACAAAAAAAGAACATCCTCTCAAAAGGATGTCTTTATTTTACTTTTATATAGAAGAAACAGTATTTCTGTGACTAATTATTAACAATAGATTGATGTTGTAAATACTCGTCATAGATAGTCTTTAAATCTATTTCATTCTTTTTTATACGCCTTTGCAAGGCTTTTAACTTTCTTGTTTCATATAATTCGGCAAACAGCTTTTCTATAGCTTTATCTTTTCCTTCTACGTAGCAGATGTATCTAAAATCATTAAAGCTATATAATCTCATGTCATAACCTCACAGAAAACAATATCTTCTATATTAATGTCAATTACTCGTTCGTCAAAGCGCTGTAATTGAACTATATTTCTTTCATGGTCCAAATAAACAGGAACTACATACTTATAGCGTACGTGATGATTGTTCTTTAAAAACAGTACTTCTATTGACCAGTTACGCTTAAGTGCATCTGCTAATACTATTGAATGTTCTAAAATATCATCAAATAAGTTATACATTTACTTCACCTCTTGCCAACATTATACGAACAAAAGTTCTTTAAATCAAGCATTAAAAAGTGTTTTGTTGTATAAAATTATATGTAATAATATTCACATGAACGATTTTCGTTCATTATTTCATTCAACTATTAGCTGTTTGGCATCCCGTTTTACATCTGAATATAACAGCAACCTTGAACTCTTTGTTCAGGGTGTTTTTTTGCATAAAAAAAAGCCCACCGAGTGGTGGGTTAGTTAATTTCGTCAATGAATTGCTTAACTTTAGCAATACTAACACTGTATAAATCAGGGTACGTATTTTTTAAAGATGACATTTCTTTATTTGCAACATCATTACTATTAACAGTATTGACTTTGTGCGTTCGTATATATGACTTATTTTCTTTCAAATTCAGAAGAGGATAGTCAGACTTGAGAACTTTTAAATCATATTCCTCATGAATATGACGCTCTTCAGTTACTCTCGATATTGGTAAAACCGTCAAATCGCATGGAATTAAATCTTTTTCTGCATTGATTACTAAAATCGGTCTAGACTTATACTTCATTTTCTTTTCTCTAACATCATAATATGGAAATTTCGAGGTTCTAATAGTACCTATTAAATCTGAAGAATCTGTCATCGAAGCACCTCTTCGTTAAAATCTTCAAATTCATCAAGATACATGCCGTATTGATGGTCAAAAATTCTAACTTTCTCAGCATCTTTTTCAATATCCTCTAGCTTTAAAACTTCACAACCGCTATCTTCATCATTTAATCCTATTCTGCTATTTTTCCATGACAATTCATTGTGTGTCATCTCTCTTAAAGACCATGCTTCAAACTTTCCGTATGTGTTTACTACATTGTCTATAATATACTTTTCTGTTTCAGATAATGGTTCGCCTTCATAAGGGGTATACCCATTTTCTAAGAAATATCTTAATTCTGGTACAACAGGACCATGCTTCCACCCTTGAATGTCATTTTGAAATAGAATTTCGCCAGTTAAAGCTATACTTTGGCGCTGAGCCAAATATATTAGCTTTTGTAACTTCATTTCACTGTTCTCAAATAAAGATCTCGAATAGCTCTCATAGCTATGGATTAAATAACGGGCAAATAAAGTAACGTCCTTCATTTTAAACCCTCCTTTTTGGATTAACATCCAATTGAAGTGACTTGTAGTCACTACATCTTATATCATTCTAATACACTTTAAGCGTACTTGTAAACCTTTTTCCAAAATCAAAATTCAACGTCAATTTTGGTCAAACAGTACAATGTCCTTGTATTTCCCATTTGGAAGATTTATAAAAAGATACAACCTGTAACTCAAAAAATAAATAAAAAGCCAAATTTAATACCTCTGCGCCCTTCTTTGCACCCCTTGAAACAGAGGGTTTCATTAACAGTTAAAAATATTTTAGTTTTTATCTTAAAATCACTACTTCCATTGTAATCTAATTCACATTTTTATAAGTATCACAAAAGTATCCTGTTTATAAAACAAAAACCCCCGCAAAATGCGAGGGCAATAGTTTTATTTCAAGAAATAGTTTGCTGTGTAATACCAGCCGTCTGACGGATACCAAAGCTCTAGGTATCCTTTCCCGTTGTTGTACCATGCTAATTTCGTATTAGGTGCATACCATTTAATTTTCCCAGAATTCAATTTTGTGTTATTCCACACTGGAATACGAAGGTCTTTCGCGCTTTTAATTCGAACTTTTATGCGGCCTTTCGCATCTTTTTTAGCTACGACATCGCAAAAGCTCTTATACATGTAGTATAATTTGTCGTTGATGTACGTCTTGTACCAGTATTGATTATGTTCATATACTAAGAACTCAGTTCCTGATTTATACATGCGCGCTGGATTTGATTTAAAGTCCATTTTTGGCAATAGTGGCGCGCTGTCAACGATTTTCCCATCATGTCTGTTTGGATTTTTAGATGTAATACGCTTATACTCATCGATAATTGCTTGTTGTAGCGACGGCCAACGTTTTTCAGCTAAAACACGATGTGGACAATATTTTCCGCTCCAATCTTGATGCTTTTTAACTGTATCTTTCGAAGCCACAATTCCTTGCTGTACGCATAGCCCTGCAATATACTTGATTGCATTTTGCTCTGATTTTGTATATTTGGAACCTCCAGATTTGCTGTAACAAATCTCTACACCGATGGTATTCCTGTTTCCATATCCATTTCCACCATCACCACAGTGCCAGGCGTTACGGTCGAATGGCACAACTTGAATGGCTTCTTTATCATCTACTGCAACATGAAAGCTAACTTCGTTATTGTTGTTTTTACAGTAATCTGTCTCATTTTGTGCTGTAGCATCATTGTACGTATTGTGTACAGTAATTTTTTTTGCATCCATACGGTTCGGCGCTTTGATGCCATATTTTGAACTTGAGACTAAATTTTGTCTGAAGGATACCCCGTTAACTGTAGTCATTCTTACTCCACCCCTTCGATTTCATTTTCTCGGAATCCTTGCGTTACGCGTTCATCGTCAATATAAAAAGAGACAAAGAATAAATCTTTATCTCCTTCATCACGAACTGTCTTTGTGATTATTCCTTTGTACTTACTTTTATCAATGATATTTTTAGCTGTTTCATCTAGCTGTTTATCATTCTTTACGCTTTCTGTATCAATCACTTTTACTTTTTGCCCTTTACTGAATTTCATTTGTCTTCATCCTCTCCATATTTTTTAGCTCGATTAGTAAATTGTTCAAATAAACCAGTTCCGCCCGCTCCAGCTAGTGCACCTGCCCAAACCATTGTTGCAAGCGATCCAGAACCATCTAAAAATGTCGCTAAGGCCCCTAAAATGGCCCCAACAAAAATACTTACTGTTGGAAGCCATTTCGAAGGAATTAGCTCCGTTTTCTTAATTGCCTGCACAAAAAGAGGTGTTACAACTACTAAAAATGTCATATAAACTAGTAACTCTTTTCCAAACTCCATTTTCATCATCCTTCACTTTGTAATTTTGTGTTCTAGTAAATCTACCTTATGCGCTAACTTACCAACGGATTTTGACAGACTGTCAATTGACTTTTGTTGTTGTCCCATCATGTCATTTTGCTTGTCCATCAATCGTTGCTGTTCGTTCATCGTACTAATAAACTTATCTCGTTCTTCTTTCGATTCTTTATCCCGCTTCTCCCGCTCTGTTTCCATTTTGTCCCGCTCTTCTTTCATTTCTACTCTTACTATTTTTGAGTCATCCCAGATTCTTTTAGTAATAATCAACAAAATAATAAACAGTGCGACAAATAGCGCCGCGAAAAACATTTCTTTTGCTAAAGCATAATCAAATACTTTCGTTAAGCCTTCATACATCCCAATCATCCCCTATTTTCAACATAAAAAATAAGCCTATTCGGCTTTTGCTTCTTTCATAGCGATTATTTCATCTGCTTGTGATCTCGTTATCTTTTTTAAAGTAACGAATTTATTAACATCTACTTCAGTATAGTAGCCGCCTAAAAAATAATCTTTCACTTTTTCATACCAATTAATCATTTACAAAACACCTGCTTCCGCTAGAGATAATAATAAATCTGCATTATCCTGTTGCATTTGTTCCGTCTTCTGTTCGACTTCTGCTACATATAGCATTAAGTCCGCATAATCTTGTGTTAATTTTTCAAGTTCGGTCAATTCTGGCGGTTCCGGAATGCTTGCTTCTTCACCAGGACTCCATTTTTGCTTTTTCGTATTAAAAATCGGATTAATTGCTGGTACTGGTGGTTCAATTAGTGTGTATCCGTCCGGAATCTTCTCCCCTTTTTCCAAAACAATTAAATCGTCACGTTCAAAAATACCGTTGTCATCATATTTAAAAACTTTTATTAACTCGCTCATGTTGTCACCTCTTTAGTTAAATAAATTATGCCATCAAGTCCGGTGTTCACGTCTACCGAACCAACTCCAACGATATTTATATCAGCGCTCACACTTAGATATATATTCGCTTGATTACTTGCTGCCGTACTCTGCTGTGCAGCGGAATAAAGTTTATTCCAGCTCGCATCAGGAGCCAAAAAAGTTGGTAACGTTGCGCATATGCCAGTTCCACTTCCAGTCCCTTTGCCTACAATTCCGCTAACAATGACTAGAAACCGATTGCCAAACTTAATGTATCGAGCTATTAAAGGCTGACTTGCAACAAATCCGTTCTTCGGCGTCAAAGTAACACTTTGTACAGAGCTAGATAGTTCAAAAAAAGCTTTTGCATCAGCAAGCGCTTTATCTGCTTTAGCCTGTGCGCTAGCCGTTGTTTCTTTGGCATTCCAGTTCGTTTTATCCGCTGACGTAACGTGAACATCCGTGTTATTCAAATGGGCATTTAAGTCTGCTTTTTGCGCGAATTGCTCGGGCTGCATAGCATCAAATTGTGTTTTTAAAGCATCCGCTTTTTTATCTACGCCATCTAATTTAGTGTTTAATCTTTCGAACGATTCATCGAATATCTTTTCGTAATCATCCCAGCGCTCTACGTAAAATTCTGCCACCGGGAAAAAGTCGCTATCTATTAATGCTTTTTTTATCTCGAATTCAAACTTATATACGCGCATCGCTTGAGTGTTTTTGTATTTTATATATAATTCAGCAATAGCAGTGCCAGCATGAGATATTTGGGAGTCTGTAAGTGCGTATTCTGCAATTCCTCGCACTCCATCGATGATTGTTGGTTTCACAAGATACTTGCTCTCTGACTCTGTTCCTTTCGCTAAAATCATAGCAAGCTCTAATTCAGCAGCAGACGATAATCCTAAATCTTGATTATCTTTATCTATATTAAAAATAAGTCTAGCTGTCCCGCCTGTATCTTGCGTATAAAAAACAGCTTTTTGAAGTGGTTTATCTTCTTGCGTTGTGACGTTAAAATCATATATGCCGTTTTTGTGAATAACGTTTTCAGTTTCAGTCATGTTCTAACCACTCCCCCGCCGCTCAGTTTCGTAGGCGTGTCAGCTTCCCAGGTACCGCTATTGAGATTGAAAATATCGGCACTTTGAGGATACAAACCGATTGCGCTTTTTGCTCCATGTGTGGTGTTTTGCACTTCAACTCTTGCAGTGTTATAACCGCGAACATCGACGTTTTGCGAAGCGAAGTAACAACCGTTAACGTCAGCAGAACAAGCATCTATGAATACGGCTGTAAACGGGTCTATCGCTTTAGTATTGAAAGCCATTCTGCATTTTGTAATCCTTACAAATCCGCAGCGTATAGCCTTGATAAAATAGTTTTTCGTTGTTCCTGCAGTATTTGTTTGTTCTATTCCAGCAATATAAATATATCCAGATGTATCAGATACTGAAATACTTCTGATTTGACAAGTAGTAGGACCAGCCGCAGGATCAACTGTTTCATAATTAGAAGATAGAATATATAATGTTACACCTGATAATGGCGGTATAATCACATCTTCATCATAGCGTCCAGGATTAATCCACAAGCGTAATGTATTACTATTAAATACACGTGGGAAATTCATGGTAGCTTTGTTAATTGTTTTAAATGGCTTATTTTTTTCTCCAGTCCCTGCAGTATCATCCCCTGAAACGGAATCCACATAGACCTCAATTGAACCAGCATCCAGACCATACAGACGATTTAGCATATATAATACTTGCTCATTTGTTAGTTCAATACTCGTTATTCTCGTCATCATGTTCTTTAAACTATCTGCAAGAGAATCTAAGTCACTATCTAATCTATCTTTCGCTAATTCAAATATTTTATTCTGTAACTTAGAAACCCTTAAATCAACAACTTCATTGCTAGAATTACCACCGGATGCAATAACCAAATTTGTAATTCTTTTTCGCAGATGTTCTATTTCATAATCAGATAAATTTAATCCATTCTCGATTATTTCCCAGTTATCATTTATCTTTTTCATAAATTCATATCCTTGCAATAAATCGTCTAATCTATTTAAATCTCTCATTTTTTAACCCCCTTCTTTACTTCTTTTAAATGTGCCAATGTTTTCGATAATGTCCCTTTCACACTATTTATTGATACAACTGGTGTTTTAGTTGATTGAGGATAAAGCGTTATCTTTTGAATTCTACTATAGACATCAATATTTTTTCCGCGAACATATCCTGCATTTCCTAGCCCGACACGCTCCACTTTTTTCTTATGAATATTCCCTTTAGTAAATTGCACATAGTCAAGAGTAATAGAAATATCCGGAACATCTTGCAATGTTTCTTTTAATCTTGCTTTTAAATTTGCTGTAGTAGTAGAATCATCACTATACTTAGCAGCGTCAATAATGCCATAAATATCAGCGTTCGGACTCGTATACGTAGTTGTAACAATAGGATTACCATTATCTCCCGATTTACCATCTCCAGATATTCTAGTTGCTAGGTTTGTACTGTCATTTGTAAATGAAAGTTTATTTATATTAAACCCATCTACAAATATAAATGCATTCTCAATACCTATTTTTTTCCGAATAACAATATGATAATTTGTCACTTCGAATTCTGCTTTAAAATTCACTAAAATATTATTTAAAAGAACATTCAAAGCAAAATCATTTCCAAGGCTTTCAAAATCAAAAGAAGAAAAAGAGTCCAAAATTTCATAGGTGAATTTTGTCCCACTAACAATAAAGTCCATACACGACTTTATTGTTTGGCTTCCCTTAAGTTCAGAAGTGAGTAACTTATTATTTAGATCCTTTACAATGTGAAGACATTGTACATTATAGCCAATCGTGTCTCCTGAACCAATGCATGAAAACATCTCAATTCTATACATTTCTTTGCTTTCCACTTCAGTAATCACACATTTTTCTGTGATCATATCGAATGCTCTTTCGTTATACTTTCTATACACTGTAAAATTTAAATCAGGTACTGTATTTATTTCGAAATTATTTTCTAAAATACTATGATTAGTAAGAGGTTCACTATTACCATATAAATCTGTAACTTCTAACATTTCTCCACCTCTTTACATGTAATAATAAAAACGAAAATCGAACGATATTTCTAAAGGACCCGTACTCCCCATGATTTCAATCTCATTCCATCCGGGAGCTAAACCAATTGTTGATTTTTCAGTGTCGCCATATATACCGGCTCCATTAAGCAAAGAGTAAACTTGATTAATTTCCAATTCATCCGTACGCGTTGTTATTCCTTTGTAAGACCATACTTGACCAGTAGTTTTATTATTTATCCTTAGCCCCTCTGATGCCCCTTTATAGCGAATTATAAAAGGGTATCTTTCTGGATTAATTGCTATATCTGAAGCGTTATATACCTTAAATTTGTTTGTATCAAAAACATATTCTGCTGTTTCGGACGATGGGATATTTTGTCCTAGGCTCCATTTTCTATTGCTAAATTTAAACCCATCTAAAGTAGAACCTACACTTTCAGAAAGACCTTGCGCGCAAACAAAAGTCCCCGCGATATCACAGATTGGTGCCCCTCCCTTTTGCTGAATGTTTAAAGACTCTACTTTTACTGGCCAACGAACCGTTTCATGCCTTTCATCAATGACATAAATTTCTTCTTTCCCACTTATAAATTTAATGAATTCGTTTCTTTTTAAGATGTATTCAGCGTAATTACTACATACTAAGATTAGTTGAAAAGTTATATCTCGCTTTGCTAAAACACTACCCATGTCAATCTCACCGTCAAATGTTTCCATGGAAACTCTTTCCGTTGTGAAGTTGGGACCAGGAACATTAAATTCTTTCACATCAACTTTATTTTCTCTAGTGATATACTTTGTTCCATCTTGTCTCTCAAATATTAGTCCATACATCTATTAACCACCTGCCTTCACTCTCGATATAATTGTTTTAGCGTTTAATAGCGTATCAATATCATTTATTAACCACGATGCGACTGGCGTACTGCTATCATCCGGTAATACTAAATTCACTTGAATAGGTTGTGCATTTGCTACAATGTTTTTTTGATTGCTCACTAATTTATTGCTATCTGACTGATATGCATTTATTGCTTGTGTGTTTGGTGTCACTGGAACATCGATGCGCGGAATCGAATTAGTAAGATTTTTACTCATTCTAGCTGCTTCTATGCTAATGATATTAGCATTCTTCCGCATGCCTACGCCTACTCCCGCAATAACTTGAAAACCTACTTCGTTTTCCATTTTTCTTGAAGGCGAATGAATATCTAGTTCTTTTTTTATTGTATTCTCAATTGTTTTAGCTATATTGGATGATTCTTTTTGTAAAGGACCATTCATGTTTTTAAAACCAGTTATAATCCCTGCAACAGTTTGAGTACCAAGAATTGAACCAGCGGTTTTAAATTGTTTTGCGTCTCCTAACTCTTTTAACCATGTATTTTTTGCACTTGCAATGTCTGTAGTCGCTTTTTTATTAGCTGCTAAAATTGCTTTATCCATAGTAGCCTTTTCAGATTTAGATCCATCTAATCCAATAGCATTTGCGTTTTTATGTTTTTTAGACCATTCAGCTTGATATGCTTGGAGTTCTTTATCAGACATATTTGCGATTGCGCTAATTTGTCCAGTAGCACTTAAACCTTGTTCTCTAAGTTCATTAACCAAGCCATCATTAACTTTACGTTTTTTGAGTTTATTTATTAAAGCGATAAATTCATCTTGTTGCTGTGTCTGGGTCTTCAAATTTGCTAATAAATCACTACCGGCATATTTATCTGTTTTGGCCCTATCAAATAAACTTATTTGGCTATAAGCGCTTTCTTGATTAGCTTTTAAAGCATCGTTGTATGTCTTCTTAGCTTCGCTTATGCTTGCTTTTGCTTCATCGTTAGCTTTTTTCACGTTATCATAGTACTTTTGCGTAGATGATTTAACTGCTTGATTAAGCTTAGTTTTTTGCGTACTAATTTCTTTATTTGCAGCAGCTATATTAGTCCTTATTTTACGTGTCTGCGCCTCATTTAAGGTATATTGCTTATTAATCTGCTTAAGCTTATTAATATATCCTTGTGCATTAATTGCCCCCGTTTTATAATCCGTCTGTACATTAGCAATCTTATTATTTACATTTTTGGCATACGCAGTTTGTTTAGATGTGCCTTTTGCATAACGCGGTACGTTTTTCAAAGCTTTAGCTGTTTTATCCCCTCGCAATACCTCAGTACCTCGTGGTAGATTGAGAAGAACATTGCGTCCCTTTGGAATAAAACTATTACCGTCTGGCGTAGTAATCATTTCTTCGTAATTGCTTCCTTTTGCATCATTTACCAGAGCTGGTCCGCCACTATGGTTATTTGTTCCAGTTGCTAAACCTTGGACACCTGATGGTGCCTTGCCGTTCGTTTTATACGCAATTTCTAAAACTTTTTGTTGTCTTTGAGGTATTTTTCCCCAATCCGCAATCATGTTATTAAGTAAATCTCTAACAGTATCAGCATTAGTAAGCGCAGTAAATGTTTTTTTGCTTACTTTTGTACCATTGTATGAATAAATATTATTTTTGCCTTCTTGAACCTTACTCAATAAATCCCTATTGTTCGCATAAAGATTTTTAAGGTTTATTTTTTGACCGTTATACTCAACAATTACATTTTTACCTTGCTCGATTTTTGTTTTAACATCTGTATTTGTTGCAAGCAATGATTTTAAATCTACTTTTGTACCATTATAATCAACAATCATCCCTTTAGATGAGTTTAGTTTTTTTAACACATCAGAATTATCAACTACTAAAGTTTTCATAGATGGAGGTAATTTGTCCCAAACTCCCATGTCTTGTAGGGCTTTTTGTAGCGCAAGGCTAGTATCTGCATTCGCAATCATACTTTTTTGTTCAGGCTTCAATTTATCCCAAACACCTAAATCTGACAACGCGTTAGCTACATGTATAGAGTCCTCATAACTTACAATTAATTTCTTTTCGTTGAAAGTCATCTTATCCCAACGACCACTTTCAATACTTGCAGTTGCAATAGTTTTCTTTGCATCTGTGGTTAATTTTGCTTCTTTCATGATGAATTTCAGATTATTCCAACCTTCATTAGACTTGGCGGCATCCAGCACAACTTGATTTAAATTTGTTTTTACTTCCCCAGTTTTAGGATCTAAAACTAAGTCGCTCCAAGCTAAATCTGCTTTGCTTGCTCCATCACCAATTAACTTACTAGCATCACTAACCCCGCCTGCAGCTTCTTGTACATTACGAGTGAATTCGTCATAACTTAAACCCATTTCATCTAACGCGTGTTTTATATTTTTTTGAGCTACATCGCTACTTACACCTAATTTATCATATAGTTGTTCTTGTGTTTTAATCCACGCAGTAACACTTGAACGAACTGTACTATCACGTTCCCTATCCATTTGATTTATAGAATCGTTATAGGATTTTTTATCAATCAGCCCGTCATCGTATGCTTTTTTGAGCTCTTTCTTTTGTTTACTTGTTGAGTCGATTGTTTTTTTAGTTATTTTGTTTAAGTAGTCCGATTGTTCAACAAGCGCATCCTGATTAAGAGACTCAACTTCACCATTCATCGCTTTAATAATTTGCTTTTTCTTGCTTTCATTTAATCCCAAGCTCTCTACTTGCTCAATTTGCATTGCTTTATAAATATTATTAACTGTTTTAGATTCCTCAGAAGTTAAGTTTCTGTGTTTTTCGGCAGCCGATTTATAGATATCTTCAATTTCTTTATATTGAGCATTAACATTCGCTTTACGTTCATTAGCTCTTTTCTCAGAGTCTTTCATTGAATTGTCTAAGATAGCTTGAACTGCAGGAGAAAATTCTTCATATGACTTTTTAAAACCATTTAACGCATCATCTGTATTTTTCTTTATTTCATCTGCCATGTTTTTAAATGCTGTTACTACACGCTTGCTGTCATCTGTCGCACCTGTTGCAAAGGTATCTAGTGCAAGCTTACCCTCTGATGCAAATTCATTGAATTTACCCATCGACTTATCTGCCTCGGCACCAATATCATAACCCCATGTTTTTATACGTTCTTCGCTTTCTTCGATTTTGCTTATATGTTTATCCAGTGCATAAATTCCTACACCAATCAAAGCCGCGCTTGCTAAACCAATGACAGCTGGCAACGCTCCAAACGATCCCGCTAATCCTGCCGCTGCCAAACTAGTTCCTTCTACCGCTGTTGTAGTAGCCCCAAACCCAGCTGCCAAAGGAGCTAATTTACTCCCTAAACCTAAAATCTTACCTAAGCCCGCGAATCCTTTTATTAATCCGCCAGTCATTGATACTAGTTTTCCGCCAATCATCAGCACAGGACCAGTGGCTGCTAAAATCCCAGCCCATTTTATGATACTTTGTTGTTGTGCGCCGGAAAGGTCATTAAATTTATCAATCATTTTATTAGCCCACTCGATGATAGGAGTGAGGGCGGGCATTAATTTTTGTCCTACATTCTGTTCTAACACCTCAAGCGAAGCTTTGAATTGATCCACACCAAATTTACCAGCTTTTCGCATATTATCAGCAACTTGTTTAGTATATCCATTTGCTTCATCAGCGCCCTTAGAATATTTACGTAGAGAATCGCCTCCCGCTTCTAAAAGTGTATTAACAGCTGATAAAGGTTCACGTCCGAAAATCATCGTCAAGAAAGAGTTTTTCTGTGTTTTTGTCATTTTCTTTGTTTTATCATTAATGTCATCCAAGAGCGTTGGTAAAGTTTTCATATTGCCGTTGTTATCTTCAATTGTTAATCCAACTGCAGACATTGCTTCTGCAGCTGATTTTGAAGGTTTAAGCAAACTTGTAAGCATCCCCCGTAAGCCGGTACCCGCCTTTTGCCCTTCAATACCGCGGTTAGAAAGCAAACCAACAGCTGCTGCTGTATCTGTAAGTGAATATCCTAGTGAATGCGAAATAGGACCGACATAGTTCATTGCTGTTCCCATATCAGAGAATCCAGCCGCTGTTTTATCAGCTACATATGTTAGCACGTCAGCAACTTTGTTTGTGTATTCCATCTGCTTATTTGTGTCTTTAGAAATCATTCCAAATTGTTCTAATGTTGATGTTGTAACAGACATTACTGTTTCGAAATCATCGCCAGATGCACGAGCAGCGTTAAAAATCGCTGGCATAGACGCCATTGTTTGATTAATATCGTAGCCTTTTTTAACCATTTCTTTCATACCGAGCATAGTTTGCTCAGAAGCTACCCCATACTTGACACTAGCTTTCTGTGCATAATCAAAAACTTGTGTATAACGATCGCCAAACTCTTTCGCTGATTCATCAGATTCACGCAATAAAGAGTTAACTTCTGTCACTTCATTATCAAAATCAAGATACGCTTTTGTTGATTTAACCATGCCAGCAACGATAGGAGCCGTAAATCCAACGGTCATTGCGGTTCCAACTTTAGTTAACTTTTGCCCTGATTTTTCAAGCATATTTCCGAATTGTTCAACTTTGACGATAGATGAATCAAGACCTTTAACATTAATGTTTTTCTTATTGATTTTGTCGATATTGTCAGATGCTTTTTGCCCTTTCTTCGCAAAATTATCCATATCCTTATCGATTTTGTTCATCTGGTTTTTATAGCCATTTTCGCGTATTTTTATATCGTAATAAATTTCTCCCGCTTTACTCATGTTTTCACCCCTCTTTCAGCTTGCTGTTAGCTCTCAAAGCCTTTTCTAATCCTTCTTCATTAGAAGCAGCATCCTCAAAATATCCACGCTTTAACATGATTCGATTTTGCTTTATTTTTTCTTTCAGCAAATGTTTTGGCACTTTGCTTCGTTCAGTCATTCGAATTTCAAGAGTTGTCATAAATGGCGTTTCCCCACCTAAATTCATTAGATATGTCCGGAATTCTGAAAAAGTCATATTTGACAATTCTTTGCGCAATCTGATACCGTAATACGACAAAAAAGAAGACTCGATTAAATCAAAGTCTTCAACTATTCCGTAATACTGTTTTCCTGTGGCTTCCCCTCGTCACTTTCCTCGCTCATATCGCTTTCAAATAATTTAGCTATAATGTATTCAATAAGCCCCTCGTAGACTTTAGTTGGCAATGTTTTAGAATTGATTTCTTCTCTGTCTTCTTTGCTGAAAAAAATAGCAAAAATATCATCGTTCGTTGCTACGATCCCATCTGTGATAGTCATTAACAATTCATGCATGTTTTCATTATTTGGTATTGTATGTTCGTCATCACTTTCATCAGCTTTTAGTTTAGGCGCGAGAACTTGTCCTAAAATTTTGGGTGCTTCATCCAAAAGCGCACTGTACTTAATGTGTGCTTGTGCCGAAATGTCCGCATAGTACAATTTTTTGTTAATTTCCAAAGGAAGTTTTACTTCATTCTCATCAAAATTAAATGATTTCATTTTTGTCCTCCAAATTAGTAAAAGCCCTCAAGGTGAGGGCTTAATATTTTTAAGCATCTGTTACTGTTACTGAAACATCTTTGAAAATAGAAGGTTTGCTAACTGTCTTAACTTTAACTGTGATAGCGCTCGTTGTTTTTGCAACTCCTGTTAAAGTTCCATCGTTAGCTACTGTTGCTTTTGCTTCATCAGATGAAGTGAATGTTACATCTTGTGGAGCTCCTGATGGCAGTACTCCTGCTGTAATTTTAATAGTTTCTCCAACTTTTACAGTTTTAGAGGCGCTATCTACCGTTACGCTTGTTGGCTCAATGGTAGGCGCCGGCGTAAAAACCGGCGTACCATTTGAATTCTGTGTGGCAGAAAATGAACCAATATCGTTCGCACCACCACCACCGAAGTCATTAATCCCGATTGGTCCAGTGATTTCATACTTAGAGCCTGCTGGGAATTTAACTACAATTGTTTTTTCAGCTTCAGACCCAACTTTATCCCAAGTTTCACGTAATTCATTTTGTCCTGGATCTGATTCATTGTATTTCCCATCCAAACCTAACTCCATAGCAGCACCTGTTTTTACCGCGCGTTCAAATACCTCACCAATTGTTGTATATTGTTCCACATTTGAGTTCAGTGAAATGTCTAAAGTTTCTAAGTCTTTAATCGAAACACCATCTCCGCTTTCCCCTGAATCTTTAACCGAAATTTCTAATTGTTTAACTGCATAAGTTGCCATTAACTTACATCTCCTTTTCAAATAATATTGTTAGTTGATAAATCAAACGACCATCATCGTCATAATCGACTTGTCCGCCGCTTGCTACATCTGTTGCTACTACCTTCTGATTTTGGATATTCAGCTCAGAAGGGTTTGTTAAAAGAAAGTAGTTACGTAATAAATCGTATGTTCGTTTGCATTGAATTGTGTTTTTGTCATAAATTAAAAAGCCGATGCTCTCACGAACACGACTTTGCGTTTGTACTTGCTTGTTTTGAAATGTCGGTGCTTCATTAATTACTACCATTGAATCAAGCCCTGTTTGTTTAATGAATCCAAGTGTTTTTATATCTGGGAATGTTTTTTTGAAATGCACTACTAAATCCTCAATCATAAGCGCATCCCACCTTCTACAATTTGGTTAATACTCTGAATTCCATAACTTACAGCCATTTCATACCATCGAGGATTTCGACGATTTTCATAATATTGTCTACGCGCATAAGGAGTTAAACTAAACACTCTAGCTACAATTGAATTTTTTTGGATGATAATTTTAAAAGCCGAACTTCGTCGCAAGTCTCCATACAAAATCGGAGTAACAGGCTGTGCTAATTCAATCAATTCTCCCCCAGCCTTTGCAGCCGTTGACAAAGCTTTATTATGAATATCATCTATGACTGTATCTTTAAAACTACTAAAGCTCATGCTCGGTCACCTCTCCTACGACAATTTCAAAATGATGTATACTACCGTCGGGATTCGGCGGGAAAGATACGCTCTGGACCTCACCTTTGATTGAACAATAGCCAGGAATAACAAAAGATACATTGTCCCCTTCGTTTACAACAAAATCTAATTTGTTACAAAATAAGTTAACAATATATCTTATGTTTAACCCTTCCTCTGTTTTATTTACGAGCTTTTCAAACTCATAGCGAAACATTGATTTATTAATCGCATCTGGTAAAAGATTTCCAAAGTCATCGCGCCCGCTATTACTAGTTATAGTTACTTCTGTGTTTAGGATAGCTTCTGGAATAGGTGGTAATTGAAAGCTCATTAACAGCCACCTACTCCCGCATAAAGCCATCCACTAGATAAAAGCAAATCCATCACTTTGTCTGGAACGTCAGGTATAAAGTTGTTCGAGTTTTGTGATTGACCACCCATAGTTAATTTACCTAGTGTAAAGTTACCAATGCCAATAAACTCACCATATTTCTTGATGTGTTCACACTGCCATGCAACAGCTTGCTTAATATCATCATCTACATTGTCAAGGTCTACGATATTCGGCATAATTTGCTTGTCAATTGCTACAGAAGCGGCTTTTATTAAATTATCCGCTTCTGTTGGTTCGATACTTAAGTTTGTTAGACTAGCTAACTCACTTGGTGTAATATACGTTTTCATTTACTCACCCTCTTTATTTTTGGGCTCCTTTTTACTCTTGGGTGGCGATTTTTCTGGTTCTTTTTCTGGTTCTTTATACTCGAACTCTTCAAAACAATCAATTTTCAATTGATTGATTAATACAACATCGTCTGTATTGTAAACGACATTTTCTTTTTTTAATTGCATTTCCCTAACCTCCTTAGACTTCTGTAGAAGCGATTACGCCATCTTTTTGTTGGTCCAACACAAAAATGTCGTGGTATACACGATATTGATACAACCAGCCATCCCCTTGTCCTACAGAGCCGGGTGCGTGCAAATAGATAGAAGCATGTTTTGCGCCGCCGACAACAGAACCTTTATTTACAAGCAAGAAATTCAGTTTCTTAGCACCTGCAGCTGGTTTGTAACCATCCGTAAAATCAAAAGTATCATAGAAACGATCTTCCGCTTCTACCTCGACAATACGAGTACCATCAATAGCTGTAATACGCGTTTCGATGGACGATGGACCAACATTTTGCACATTAATAGTTCGAACAAAATCATCACTAAGTTCTAATGCTGCCATTACATCTGGTGAAACATACATAACAAGATTCTGAGTTCCGTATTTCTTCACTTTTCGAATTGCCGCTTTTAATTTTGTGAACACATTATCTTTAGTGATTTCTTCCGCAACCGAATTACTATTTGTTTTCGCTGCTGTTGCTAACTTAGAAAATCTATAAGCGTCCATTTCTGGTCCAGCATGCCGAGAATTAAACTCTTTAGTAACATTCGCAGCAGAAAGCGCTTGACCTGTTTCGTCCACATCCATAACATCTACAAAGAATTCTACATCACGATCAAAATCAATCGTATAAGATTTATTTGTGTTTGAAGCAGAACCTTCGTTATATCCTTTATTTCTTGTATGTGCTTTAAGTCCTGTTGTTGTGATAGTTTGAATCTTAAACGTTTTTGCATCTAACCATAAAAGGTTAGGTGTTTCTAATTCATTTGTGTAAGTGCCAAAGACTAACTTCTGGTCGAGCTCCTTACCGTACTTGTCTACATAGTTAATAGCCATTTTGCTATCTCTCCTTTTCTAATTATGAATTTAATGCTTGAATGAATGGGTCTGTGGCACTTGGCTCACTTGCATTGCCCAGTCCTGCCCCAATCGGTGGAGGCGTGTTACCTTCATCAGATTTTGCAATCCATTCTGGATATTGCTCTGCGAATTTCGCTAAGTTGTCGTCATTTCGCTCTTCATCCCCAAAAAGCTTCGTAAACGCTTCGTAACGTTCTTCTTTTACGCCGCTTTCTTTTAACTTACTGTGCCACTCTGCCGTTTGTTCTTTCTGAACATATTCATCCAGCTTTGATAGTGCCTCGTCTTTCTCTTTTTGAAGTTTTTTCAATGCCTTTTCAGATGAATCATGTTCGCCCACTTGATCGTTAAGCTGATTAATTTGGTCGTTTAACTTCGTGATTTCTTCCTCATGCGCGCTTTTGATGGTTTCAATCTCTCCATTAAATTTCTTTTTTTCAGCCGCTAAGCGATTCTTTACAATTTCATCCAGTTCCGCTTGGGTAAAAGTCTTATCGTCTCCCCCTTCAGCAAAATGTTGGATGTCAAACTTGCGCTGTAAATAATTCTTCATATTTCCTCCTTTTTAAGCTCTGAGTGAGCCATCCCTGTCTATTAGTTGCCGGCAGGTAGGCAAGATTTTTATATCAAGCCAAACAAAAAAAGCGTTCATTTAGACGCTTTTATAATTTCTCTATCCAATTCTCTCTCTAAGAATCGATTGTTATTCAAATGGTCTTGCAAAGCTTCTTCCCATTGTCTTACTTTCCCAGCTGTATATTGTTTAGAGGGACCTTCTGCAAGTATATCTTTTGTTTTCCAATCACGAATGCCGCGCTCGTAGTACCGTTGCTTGCTTTGCGCTTCGTATTCTTCTTCATCATATGGTATAGGCTCGTCTGTTTCGTCACCTTCGAAATACGAATATAAAAAATGGTGGCAATTTGGATGAAATAAGCCATCGTTTTCCGCTTCTTGTAATGTTTTATATTCATTGCTTTCGTAGTTTACTGATAGCACTTCTCCTTGCCAAGGAGCACAACGCGGACAACTTCTTACGTGAGCTGACACTTGAACTAATTCGTGCTCATATCTTCCAAGAACACGTTTCATGGCACTTAAACCAACATTAAAAAAAGCACCTCTTGAAGCCATTTCCATGTAAGCTCCTGGTCGGTACTTTCTTCCAGACTGATCTATAACATTTCTTATCCCGTCGCCTAAAACATTAATAAGTGATGTTGCGATAGCATATTTTAAAATTCCATTGCTATCTTTTGTTTCCTTAACCACTTGTTTGTATTTGGAGGGCGCGATTTTTTGCCAATAATTAGCCATATCTTCCGAAATTTGGATAAGTGCATCACTTTCAGATAAATAGTCGTCATTTTGTATATCAACCTCTTTCTTAGTTTGATATCTGGCTTCCATTTCGTCCTCGTATTCATTCACACAATCAAGATAAACACGATACGTTAGTTTATCTATTTTATCTCTCGTTTCGTCTTTGAAAAGACTTATATGTGCTTTCAATTCTCTTTTAAAATTTATCAAACGCGACTGCTGAATGAATTTCCATTTTGTTGGATTCTTAGCGCCATGCATAACGTGCTTCTTTATCAGCAAAAGTAATTCTATTTCGGCATTATTAAAGTGGTTTCGTAAGATAGATGCTTCTTTTTCGAAATCCACTGGTGCATGGTGATGACTCATCTAATCACCCACCTTTCGTTTCCATTCCTCCAATCGCTTCCGGGTCCGGAACCTCTCCAATGGCGTTTTCTAAATAGATGCGTTTTACTTCCGCTTGAATTTCTTCTTCTTCCCATTTAGGGTGAATTAATTTCACCTTTTCTTCTACACTCATCGCTAATGCGCTGTTCATATTATTTAATGTGCTAGATAATTCATTCAGATTAACAGACATTGGATCTGGAAACTCAATTATTACCCTAATTTCATCACGCATTATTGCTTTTTCTTTATTGGTAGTGCCACTAGTTAACAAATACAGGAAGTCCCAAAGCATTTGCTCATAAACATTTTGAATAAGGCGTTTTTTCTTCTCGATTTTACGTACTGTCGCGTCCTGCAAACTCCAAATTTCAGTCGCTTTCACTTCTCGGTTTCCTAAATTGAAAGTAGCGGGATTATAACCAGATTTCGAAACAGCTTTCTGAGCAAAATATTCCATCGTTTCGCGATAACTACCGTCTCGGAAGTCTCCTTGCATGAATTGAATCATGTCATTTAACTTCGCGCCAGCATCTAACGTCCCTTTGAACTGCATAAAGTAGTCTTCATCTACATTCATGGACCATTCTTCTTTATCTGTGCTCTTATTAACTTTTTTCCTAAACATTCGTTCACTAGCTGCTATTTTTGTTTTTGTTTTCTCTCCTTCACGCATATAAACAGTGAAAAAGTAATCTACGGCAAATAAATAATTGGTACATTGTGATAAGTCCGATTCCCCAAGATTAAGGTGTGGGTATCTAGTATTGCTTGGGCTATTATTTATTAAATACGCGCCCATACTCTTTAAGCCAATTGATACAGAATGATTCAATTGAATATTATTTGTGTACAGATAGCTTGTAATCTGTTCTGGTAGTCTCTCCGCACCAATAGGAGCAGTTTTATCGCCATCAATTTTAATAACAGAATATGTTACAAAACCACCAGATAATTTTTTCCCTTCCTTGTCCCATTGTTTTATTTCTCTACTTTCAACTAAATAATAAATATCTGCTTTATTGCTGGTTGGTATTTCCTCAAAGAAATTAAAACGAAATGGCTCATTGTTTTTAAAATCTATCCAAAATTGGCTAGAGCTATGAACACTAATAGATGGTCGCCCATTTAAAATGTTAATTTTTACAGCGGATACTCCGCTCCCCCCTGCTAATTCAACAATTTTCACGCTCTTGCTATCAAAATTATCAATCCGTAATGCTTCTTTCAGTTGTTTAGTTAAGTTTTCATCTTTACTTCCATTAACCCCTGTTACATCAATGCTTAAAGGCTTTCCAGATATATACTCAGCCGCAACAACAACTATCTCATTGCCTGTTCCGGAATTCATTAACTTATCGTGTACTGTTGGCACATATCCTTGAGCCCACAACGAAGTTAAATAGGAGTCTTTGCTCCATTCTTTTTGATTATCTGGAATGAGCGGCAGATATTTTGGTATTAACTCCGGTTCGCTGCCGTTAGGTTTTCCATTTAGCCAACCTTTAATAAAGCGTGTCATTACACTCCAAACACCCATTTAATCACTCCTTTCTATATATCTTCATAATTCCTATAAAAGTAGTTTGTAGCGTATCTACTTGTATCCATCGCGTGATTATTCTTGTCAACTGGTTTCCCGCTGTTTTCGTCGCGTACATACATACCAATTTCTTGCAACCAGCCATAATTGTCGTATTGATCATTGAGTTGTTCAACAAGCAAATAACGCCTTTCGCTCAATAGCGACTGCATCCGCTCAATTCCAACTTCAATTCCTTGCGCTTTACCAGTCACATCATGCGCATTGTTGTCTGCTCCTGCTGTATCAACACCAACCTTTTCCAGTTCTTCACGTAGCCACCTACACGCTGGGTCAATAAAAACAGGCTCATTTACTGGTACTTCATACTCTTTCATACACCATTGGATAAATTGTTTTATCTCAACGGCATAAGTTGAACCAGCTTTTACTTCACCTGTATCCCTCCCACTGTGATAATAGGATGCAACTTGATTCAATTTGTATTTATAATATCCGTCTACCTCATGCTCTGTAATTACATAGCACTCACAAACAGTAGCATCTTGTTGTCCTCCATCACCAAAAAAGACCATCTCAATTGGACGACCTTCTAATTTGGGTATTTGGTTTTTCTCCATATCAAATGTTTCATAAATAATACCTTTTGGTAAAACTCGTTTGCCATACCAGTCACGTTGCAAAAGGTAAGAAGAGAACTTTAATTCGTTATATAGTTCGTTTCTTCTCTCTTCGTCAAGTATAGGATTATCAAACGGTGTCCAATGACGCCACTTGTAACGTCCTGTTTTTTCATAACGATCAAATACTTCTGTTAATACTGGATGGCTTGGAGCGGGAGGATTTAATTCCGCTAAATGGAATCTATCTTTTGCTGCATAAGTTCTCCGGAAACACTCTTTTACAAAATCCATGTGTAGTAAGTTGATTTCCAAAAATGTTACAGAGCCAAGCGACATACCTGTGATAGCACCAACACTGTTTACCTTACCTCCACCTTTGTAGTAAATCTTTTTCTTGCCGTTTGGAGCATGTAAAAGCAAGTGGTCCCCGTGTTCATCGTGCTTCATTTCTGCGAGGTTCCCGTAAATATGAATTAAACCTAAACCATCACCATCCATAAATAATCGAAAGGCTTGTTCTTGGTTATATGCTGTCACTAAATGGTTCATATCCCTAGATTTAATGTAGAAATTTGCCATTTTAAAAATATCAGCTGTGGTTTTCCCAGAACGTGGAGTCCCCTCATTAACTTCTAACGTTATGTTTTTAGTTTGTTGCCGTATTGTCTCTTGTTGTTTCGGACTGAATGCCAATTGAACCACTGCCGTCACCACCATTCGCAACATCAATCAATGCGTTTAATAATGATGTATCTTTTTCAGCGCCTTTAATAAGAGCTGTGCGGGCCTGTATATTATCTGTTGATGCAATAATTTGATTAAGCTTAGCTTTGCGTTCATCTTGCTCATCAGCAATGGCAATAAATTGCTTAATTAACCCACTTAGTGTAGACATCGCACGACTTTGTGCATTTAAAAAATTCGCCTGTTTATCCCAAGCGAATTGATACTCGTATTTATCAGAACCACTATCCCCGAACCCCACTTGCGTCTGGACTCTCGTTTCATCCTCAGCGTTTTCCACCCACATAATTTTCTGTGCTCGGATAATAGCGGCATATTGAATTTGTATCTGCCCCCAAATTAAATCAGCTGGTTCTTGTTGGTCCATCATACTAATAATATCTATCGTATCATCCGGAAGATATTTAGAATACAGTCCGTGCGTACGTGCGTTTTGATTCCCTTTAGGAGCGGCGCCGCCTTTGTTGTTCTTAGCATTCCCGTTCCCTTTCATTGAATAGTAACGCTCCTTTTGATTCGTAACGTTACTATTACTGTTATCACTCCAGTTATCTTCCGATTTCCATTTCCTAATCTGTGATGGTTTACAATTTAACTTACTGGCAATTTCCACAAGTGGCATTGTCTTATCTGAATCAAGCCACATTTTCTTTGCTATATCTCTGTTTGGGTTTCTTGCTCTAGCCACTCACTTCCACCACCTCGCATTCTGTGTTTGTTTCGCTAATTAATTATTATCTTTAATCGTTCCTACAATGATGCTTAGCGCTTCTAAATAATCACTCTTAGCTTGTTCAAAAGTCTTACCATTTAGCATAGCTAACCGCTCTATTTTCATGTAATGAATCTGGGCTAATACAAAACTTTGTTCTTGTTCTGAACCAGCAATATTTATTTTAAATTCTGGCTCTTTTCCTCTTACCTCTGTTATTCCAGCTTTTATAATGTCTCTCATGTAATTAACTCCTTCTTCGTTTTTTATTATATACTCGGCAAGGATTTGCACCTTGCATGAACTAATTAATTTGTTTTACAGGAGTTTTAAGCTAAGACATACGTTTCTTAGCCACATTAGTTCTATCCTGTGCTTCGTCTACCTGTTCCGCCACGAGTATTTTTTATAAATGAGAAGTGGAGCGCAGACTCAATATAAGATTTTATTTTTGTAATCATCTTCACTTCTCACTAATAGGTGGCAGGTGTGCGGCAAAAATTACTAAATTGCCATGCAGAACAAACTTCCGTCGATTTGTTGTTGTATTTTTTCTTCTCCTCGAGATAAGTATGAACGCACAGAACGAATGCTTATCTCTAGTTCATCGCTAATTTGAGATAAAGATAAATTTTTTTCGTGTTTTAACAAAAATACTTTTTTTTCTTGCGCTGACATCGTACTCATAGCATCTTCCATCCGAATTTTATCCCATTCTGAAATCTTCGGCTCATTATCTTCAAACTCATAAGCATTCCCATGCTCGTGTACAAACCATCGTCGCATCGTTTCTACATCAGTAACATTTACCTCTCTTTGTAAGCCAGAACGTCGGTGGATTGCTCTCCGTGGCGCTGGTTCATGTCCTAATTCCATCCAGTCAATTGAATACTCTAAACTGTCAATAATACTCTTTAATTTTGACATCGTAGTTTTTTCTGACACATCTTGAAAAGTTCTTTTTTGTCCCGCTTGTAATGGAGGGCGTTTTTCAGCATCAATTTTTTTTTGCAGATTAGCTTTTACTTTTTGCACATCCTGTAAAGCTCCTCTGTACTCATTAATTAATTCTTGCATTCTCGTCACTCTCCCCAATGATTAATAAAAAAAGGACGTCATGACAGATTTAACTGTTCATGACGTCCTTCGATTTTTTCGACCAGACTATTTGTTATTTAGTTTTATTGTTTCCTTGTTCTCAGCAGTGGTAGGCTTGCCGTGGCTCCATCCGATGGTAGTTTGTCCAAAGCCATTTTTTGGTGGTTTGATATACGTTTCTTCTCCTTTAGAGATTATATAAACACCGTCTTCTTTTTTCATAAAGTCGCCCCCAGTGTTTTAGTTATTTAAAATATATTTCCCCAAATCCATAACACACCTTTTATCAGCGCACCTAGCATAAATACAGAAAGCAGGATCCAGAAAGTCCAAAAAGCAATACTTATAACGGTTACTCCGATTTTGTTAATCATATTCCACCTCCACAATCACTCGGCTTTCTTCGTCTTTATCGACTATGAAGTAATCAGAAAAGCCCTCGATATAATTTAAGTTGTCATTCTCTAAAAATCCCGCTTCCATCATGCCGTCGAAAATAAACTTTTTAGCAAATGCAATATTGTCTGGATCTTTTTTCTTGTTAGGAATAATCCAGGTGAATTTAATTCGGCACGGTGTAGAGAAGGTCACACCGTGGCTCATAGCTCTTTTAACATAACAAGCGCAAATATAGGTCATTTGTTTTTTCACTTTAGCAGCGGCTTGTCTGTGCCCTCTCTCTTTGTTTATATAAGTGTTTAAATCAGTTAATGGCAACGGAATTATAATTTTGTTGCTAGTTGTGATAGTCTTCGATAACTCTTGTTTCATAAATAACTTCTAACTCCTTGTCAGATAATTTATTTAGGTATTCGACTGTATGATTTGTATAATTAGCGATCACGTCTATTAGTTGTTTCCTCTCTTTAATTGTCATGTTGCCACCTTTTGACGTATAGACAAGCCATTCTTTCTTTTGAATTCTATTAGTGCGCTCCTGCTAATGCCCATATCTTCCGCTATTTCCGTATCAGTAAGTTTTTTACTCAATCGTCGATATTCAGTGACTGTAAATATCGAAAGTAACTGTGTTGGTGTAGCTAAACCTTTCTCTTTATCTCCTCTTGCTTCTAGTGTTTCTAGCTTTTTAATTAAATTTTTTCTATCTGCGAGAGTCTTGCTTTTTTCAATCATCGTAATAACTTCCCATTGCTTTTTTCTTAATTCCTTTCTGCTCATTTTCATCGCTCCCCGTTATAAAATTAAATGCTCAAAATGGCAAATCATCCGGATTAATATCAATCGGCTTACCTTCACTTGCAAATGAATCGCTCTTCTGGCTCGTATCCGCTCGATATGAGCTTGTTTGATTGTCATTTGAATAATTAGCCTTACCTTGATAATTATTCGATGTAGAGCCTTCTGCGTTGTTATTTTTAGGTTCTAAGAATTGAACTGATTCAGCAACTACTTCCGTAACGAAAACGCGTTTGCCGTCGTTATCCTCATAATTACGAGTTTGAACACGTCCATCAACGCCCGCCATACTTCCTTTCTTCAAGAAATTAGCAACGTTTTCCGCTGGTTTACGCCAAACAACACATTGAATAAAGTCGGCTTCTCGTTCTCCATTCTGATTAGTGAAAGCGCGGTTTACAGCTAATGTAAAAGTCGTTACTGCTACGCCTGCTGGAGTGTAACGTAATTCAGGGTCTTTTGTTAATCGTCCTACAAGTACTACACGGTTCATCATTATTCCGCACTCCTATCTATTGGTCGTAAGCCTCGATTTGCTAATTCTTTGTAGGCTTTGCTTCTCGATTCTCTTACTATACCTACAAGTTCTTCAGCGTGTTTGATATACTCTAAAAGTTCTTCTGCTGTAGAAATAGCTATAAATTCGTCCTCTGCGACTTTGAATGGTGGTATCATTAGCTTTCCCCCTCAAAATCTTTAATTTCCGGTCGTTCTCCGTGAGTTTCAACCATATATTTTTTCGCTTTTTCAACTTCTTTTCTAAATTTGTCTAATCCATTTGCTTCGATTTTTTTCTGGATTAAAGGAATCACTTTATCTTTATAAAATTCAATTGCTGTATTGCGAGTGGTTACATCTAGGAAATCTATGAGATTGATTGGATAATTTAATAATGAAGCTCCACTAGATATTTCATTAACGTGCAAGAATACTTGGGTTAATGTCCTTTCCGGATAAATTGCAAAGTCTATTCCGTCAATCGTCACTTGCATTCCAGTCTGTTCAACCCACCCAGCTTCCGTCGCAATCTGAAACACTTTATCTTTTTCGGATATTTTTATTGCGCTAGTCATTTGATTACCTCTTTCTGCACATAATAACCGTATTGCATAGATATTAGAGTTTCTAGTGGTTTTCCTATTACATTGTTCATAAATCTATAAAAAGCGTCGCTCTCTTGTGCATGTATATTGAAATCATAAATGTATTTTCCTATGCGGTATTCTAGCCCCTCTTTATTCTGCTCAAACCAATCAGCTACAAATTGCGGAACCACAGGCGCTTTAATCACAGTAAATCCGTTATGATCTTTGACGCCTTCCACATATTCTTGTGTTATTTTTTTCATTTGCCTTCCTCCGTTGATGGAATTGTAATTTCTAATTTACTAGCAATATCAACTAGCAATTCTCTGATAGCATTTAATTCACTTGCTAATTCTTCAAAGCTGTTTATCTCAGAAGTTTTAATTTGATAGTCCACAAATGCCTGTAAAGCTTTATCAATAGATGGATAATAACCAACGTCTTTGAAAATTTCTGTTCCGTTTTTGTCTACGCCATTTCGCTTGGATAAGATGTATTGAAATTGACTATTTCTTATTACGTAATCGTCATTGATTTTTAATTTCATTCGTCATCCTCCTTCTTCAAAGCATTCACCATTTTATCTATTTCTTCCAGCGTGTATCCTATAACTATATTTTCAAAACCAACTCTGAACCCTTTTACAAAATGTTTCCCTAATTCTTCTGCCGCTTTTCTGTCAAGTTTCATTTCCTCTTCGGGTGCTATTTTTAATTCGTGTGTTTTAGTCATGTCTTCCTCTCCGTCCTCCAAGTATTCTCCTTCTTCAAAAACATAGCTTGCAAAATTTTTATCATCTTCATCGCAAGTTCCGAGAAAGCCATCTACATCGTAATATCCGGATTTAGCCCAAACTGCATAATTGGTTGGAACAAGTTCTACACATCTCTCGTGAAACCATCCATGAGGATCTACGTTAATTATGTCATCATATTCACTAAAAGCTTCTTCACATACGCCACATCTTACTAATTTAGTCATTATCCCAAATTCCTTCCACAAACTGGACAGTAATTGATATTCCTAGCTGTTAAACCGTAGTAGCTGAAAACTCCTAAGTTGCCATTGCTGTCTAGTCTAACGACACCTGTTTCTTTATATTCTTCATCAAAACTCAGCAAAGACTCGTTATTCATCATAGAGTCATCCTTGCAATACTCACACATTATTCCGCCACCTCTTTCAAAATAAAATCAATCACTCTGTAATATCTCTTTTTAAGTTTTTCGTTATGTCTGTGCGCTATTTCAACAGCTGCTCTAAGCTCATATACCGTTCCTTGAAAGCAGCCTGTCGTCCAGATACCTAATTCTTTGATATATGTTATTTGATTGTTTCTTCTAGTTGTATCTACTTGCACAACAACTGCTGTTAATCCTTGTATACTTTGCCAGTTTATCCAATTTAAATCAGCATTACTTAAATTTGCCCCAATTAAATTTGCCCCTCGTAAATTTGTACAGTGTAAAGTTGCATTACTTAAATCCGCCCCTGTTAAACAAGCTTCCTCAAAATTTACACCTCTTAAATAAGTAGATTGCATATTTACATTACTCAAATTTGCCCCTGTTAAATTAGTATTTTTTAAATAGGCTCTTTCCAAGTTACTTCCGCTTAAATCTATCCCGTTCAAGTCAATATTACTTAAATTCGCTCTCTCGCCACCTTCGTTGAGCAGCCATTTCCCATGATTCTCTAATATGATGTCTAACTCTTCTTGTTTCATTCCGTTCCCTCCTACATCTATATCTCAGTAACATTCCCAGTAACCAGATATGCAGCTTTTTTGGCTGTCTCGAACTCTTCAAACTCAATATAATTCTTATTTTTACTATCAAAAGACCAGTTTAGTGAATTTCCTGGATTCATTGTAATACTACGTAATCGATAACCTTTTTCGTTTTCTACTACCCAAACTGGCTCTTTCTCGACTTCGTAGCCGTCTAGCCAAGCGCGTGCGAATTTGTTGTATCTGTCTTCTCCCTCTTCTAGCCAGTCGATTACTTTATAGTTCATGCTCTGCCAGCTTTTGTCCATTGCGGTGTATAAATCGTCACCCTTTGCATCTCTCTGCTCAATCCAATCAGCAACAAATTGCGGGACTTTTAAAACTTGAGCTGGCGCAATCAAATCCCTTTCATCCAGCCAAGTCATGCCCATGTCTCCACTATATTTAATTTGGTAGGATATAGCATTTTTAGTTTCTTCTATTTCAGTTACAACACCTTGTTTCAATTTACCTGACCAAATAAACTCTACTTTATCGCCTTTTCTAAATTTCATGCTTGTTCCTCCTTAAAAAGATTTAATTGCATAGGTGGCTCAAAATTGCACCAAATAATTTCTTGCCTATCTGATTTCTTTTCTGATGTAATGCCTACTTTTGTCATTGTTTTAAGAGCTGGCCAGTCTGATAACTCTTGTTTATATAGTTCTGATTCATAGCCGCTTAACATTACTTTGCCCTCATGATTTTTAAGCACTTTGAGTAACTCTTTATGTTGTTCTAAACTAAAATCGTGCTGATAATGTGGACTTACTAGCGATGTCGGAATATATGGCGGGTCACAATATATCAGTGTATCTTTATCGTTATGCTGTTCAATCAGTTTAATTGCATCTACATTTTCGATTTGAGCGTCTTTCAGTCTTGCTGCAGCTATTCCAATTCGGTTATACATGTCATTCCATTCATATGCGTTGTAAGGACCATTCCAAGACACGTTTTTTCTAAATCCAACATTTGCATTGGTCTTACCACCAACAGCAAACCAGAGCCTCACAGCCATGCGTCTAGCGTCTTCTAATGAATCACTTGATATTTCATGCGAAAGCATATACTCTTCACGAGAATACAGCGTGTGCATAATTAAATACTGCAGTTTTTCTGGATTATCACGCATTGCTTTAAAAAGATTAACTAGTCGACTGTCTAAATCGTTTATCGTCTCTAAAGTAGCTTTTTGCTTGTTCATAAAGACCGCACATGATCCGCAGAATGGTTCTAAATAACTTTTATGCTCCGGCATATTTTCAATTATTAAATCTGCCAAACCCCATTTACTGCCGGGATAGTTTAGTATTCGTTTCACTTTTTAGCCTCCTTCTGTTCCTCCTTAAGCCTTTGAGTAAGTGACAATACATACTTTCTTTCTACCGTTTCACATAAATTCAAACTAGCTCTATACTTAATTTCGTTAAACGTCATGTTTGTAACTGGTTTTGCGTGATCATAAATCGTTAAAGTTTTGTCTTTGAACATAGCCGGATTTCGCAAAATAAATTTATACATTTTTGTAATGTGCTTATAGTGTCGAATTTCTGTCGGTTTCCCACCAAGCCTTGACACATGCCAATAATATTTCCCCAAGAAAAACATCCTTTCTAACTTCTTAATTTATAAATTCTTTATCTCTTCTAGCTTTTCAATCAGTTGTTCGTTCGTTAATTCAAGCAAAATATCTTTTATAGAGTTTTTTCCGTCATGAGACTTTACAAGTACGAGTGATACAAAATTAGAATCAAGGTTTTCTATCACTCTCGCTTGATAGCCATTTTCAAAACTATAAGCAGTTAGTTCTAAGCCGTTATCACTAATCCTTGTTCTTTCTGTGATGTATTCTTTATACTCATTTGCGATTGTGTTCATGCCTTCGCCTCATTCCTAGCCGCTAACTGCGCTTTAATTTCAGCGACTTTCTTTTCTAAGTCTTCGCTTGATTCTGTTGTTGAATTTTCTTGTTTTGTTTGTTTCTGCTCTTTGTCGAACCAATCTGGCAAGACTTCTTCTTTAACTGGTTTGTTGTATTTGCTGTAAGTGGGCTTGTTATATTTTTGCTCTAACTCTATCTGTCGTTGTTTTTCCGCTGCATCAACATCAGCTATTGTTTTAAATCCTCTGCTTTCCCAGTTTTTAAGGATCTTATTAACATAGGCGTAATTTCGTTTGTTAGCTCCTTGTTCTGATGTAACTTCTAAAGCCTTCATGACAATTTCTCGATTACCTGCAAAATCATCTACCCAAGCAAGCAGTTTTTCCATTTCAACTGGAAGCATCATTCCGAATCCATTTTGTTCCCAAAAATCTTTTAAATTTAAATCGCTGTTGTTGTTGTTATTCTTACATTCTTTAGTTCTTACATTCTTGTTAGTTGTTAGCTGTTTGTTAGCTGTTTGTGAGTCGTTTGTTAGCTGTTTGTTAGCAAGTGTGTTAGATTTATTTTCCGAGTCTTGATAAACGCCCCAGTTCACTATGTTTATAAGGGTGTTTACCTTTGTTGATTCCTTTGTTAGAAATCCGTAATTTTCAAATCTTTTTAGAGCTGTCCTGACATTTTGCGAAGAGATACCTTTGCCGCATTCCTCCGTAATTGACTTAATACTTGTGACGAATTCACCCGGTTTTGCTTTGAAAGGTTTTCCCCTCCACTCCCACTCGTTTTCCTTGTGATTTGCCATCATTAACAAAGTCACAAGGATGGTTTTTTGCTCGGGTGTAGAGCTTCTCCATATAGGCTTTTCTTTCAAATCTCTATGCAATTTAACCCACCCATGTGACATAACATTGCCTCCTACTAATTAACTTGTTTTTACACTTCTATTCCTGCAACTCTAAGTCAAATAAATCTGCTTCTTGCGGTTGAACGCCTTGACTTAAATCTTTTTGTTCCAAGTCAATTATCTTCGTAAGAGCAACTAAATTCTGTGCGCTCAACTCGTCTGGTTTAACGTTGAATTTAGAATCAATTAGATCACTTAAATAAGTTCTTTCTAAGTTGTAAGTTTCTAGTTTTTCTTTGATTATTTCCCATTGTGTTGCTTTCGCATCTTCTTCTGTCACTGTGTTTTCTTCGTCTGTTTCTATTGCTTTTTGTGCTGGTGTGATATCCTTGCGCTGGCTAGGATTGTATTCTTGCTCGTTTTCAATTCCGTTGCTTGGAAGCATTTCGTCTTCTCCAATTTCAATTCCAAATTGTGTTTTTGCAGCGCGTTTAATTAAATGTTTTTTGAACATATCGTTAAAATATTTGGACCACATATTTTTATTAGTTCCATTTTTCATATGTTCGACTTCCTCTACATCCATAACAACTACAAAATCGGGAAAATTCTCTTTACGTGCAATTGCATAACCGCCTGTAACTTTGCCGCGGGGAAACCCAAATTCATGTTTCGTTACAGTCATTACGCCTTGTTCATTTCTTCCGAATCTAATTTCGTCTTTCTCATGCACTAATTGAACATCAATGCCTCTGTATCCTTCTGAACGCCTTGCAAGATATTCCACACCTTCTACTGAAATTTGTATATTCATTTGATTACCATATTTGATGAAATAGACATGATTCAAAAACGGATTTAAACCGCTGTTTTTACATACTTGAACAAATAGTTCAAACTCTTGCGGTGTTGAATTTTTAGCAATAGTTTGTTGCATTGTTCTTAATTTTTCTTCGTCAAAATTAGCTACATCGTAACTGTTCTGTGCGTCAACTAATTCATTATTCATTTTCAGAAACTCCTTTTACCGTGAATTTTGTTTTCTTAACAGTTGCTGTAATTAATTGCCCTGTTGGGTTTGGTAATTCGATAACGGATTCTGCATTATCTGCAAAAAGAGGAACAATAGTTTCAGCTTTTAGGCTTAAAGCGTTCGCAAACTCAATGCCTGCGATAATTTTTTCAGCAGTAGATAATTTGCTATAGGGCTTTTGTTGCCACTCCACTTCGAATGTTGGCTTTTCTGTACCATTTTTTAGCACTTCATATAACTTAATCGTGATGTTTTCGAACAATCCATTCACTTTTTCAACCATCAAATCACTTCTTTTAGCTTTAAATCGTTTTATAGCCTCAACAATTGATTGTGATTTATTGCGTTGTTTTCTAATTCGTTGTTGCTCAAGTTCTGACTCAGCAATTTGTTTATTTAACTTTTCAATTTGTCTAGCAGATTGAATATAGCCAAGCAACTCTAGTATTTTTTCATCAATTTCTTTATATTTAACACGATCAAAATTTTTCTTTGGATTTTCTAGTTTGGCAAAACATTCTTTTGCTACTTCTAGTTCTTCGACCATTATTTTTCCTGCTGTTACAAGTCTGTTATAATGCTCTTTTTGATGTTGAATTGCATGTTCGATGGAATCACCTTGTAAAGTTTGTCCACAATATTCACAGTTTTCTTCTATTTTTTGTTCTCGCACATTTAATGCTTCTTCTCTTTTTCTAAGAATCCTTTCTTTTAGCGCATTTATTTTTTGTTCTGCATCTGCATAATCATTTCGTAATTCCACATTTTTATCTTCTTTTAATTCAATTGCTGTTCTTTCTGCGATTAAAGCATCCTTTTGTTCTGTAATCTCTTGGATATCCATGTTTACTTCGCTAGCATTTGACAATTGTTCTTTAAGTGTCAATACTCGTTCAGAAGCACGCTCATACTGTTTATCAGAGTTTTTGAATGTTTCTCTATTCACCGCTTCTAAATCGTCTAAAAGATGCTTATTAAGCTCTGTAGAAAGCAGCGTTCTATCAACCTCGTTCATTTCTTCTAAAACTTCTTTTTCACCTGGTTCAGTCACATAAGAAAGTAATTGCTCTCGCTGTGTTTGCCAATGCTGAGAAAAGAAATATCCGGGACTATATAGTGAATAAAATAGATTTTTTTCAAATAAAGAGTCAATCATATCAGCGAATTCAGTTGCTTTTCGAGGGACTTCATTAATTGAATATTTAGCCGTTTTCTTTTGCTTTTTAGTTAACAACAAATCTTTTCCATCTGCGTTTATTAATAGCGAAACATGCACTTCTTCTTCTGTTCCGAGCGGTTGTGGTTCAATCTTTGTTCCTAACAAATCCGTGCCATAAAGTAGCCATGTTACTGCTTCGCCGACGCTTGTTTTACCAAAGCCATTTTTGCCACTGATTTGCGTTACTTGTTCATAGTCCACTACTAAATTTTTATGATTCTTGAAATTTTCTAAAGTAAGTTGTTTAAATACCATTTTCATATATGTTACCTCCATTGATTAATATGTGAATTTGAGGTATACTTTATTAAAGGTAATGTCTCAAATCCCTTAAGCGCGCACTGCTATGCGTGCTTTTTTAATGTCTAAAATCATCGTCCCAAAGATCATCAACAACCATCGGATTCTCAACCACGTTTATCACTTCCTCTCAGCCAAAAACCTGCGATTAGCGACATAAACGACACGAAAATCATTACTGCGAACACATCCATTATCTTGTGACCTCCTCATAGCCTTTTAACTTCAATTCTTCGATATAGTCCGCCATGTTGTCGCAGCCCGTTTCGTTAAGCGGTATTTTCTGTTGAAATGCCGGATTAGCTATCATCTTCGTTCTGCTATTTGTATGAATTTCGCTATCACCGAAATTTGTTGTCTTTCTGAAAACTCTTTCTGTCATTGTTGTAGCCCTCCTATACTAAAATTAGAATTAAAATCAAATTACATAAGTTTATTAACGCTAATGCCGCTGCCACTATGACTAAGATGCTGAATAAGATTTGGTTCTTCATATTGCACGCCTCGGAATAATAATTTCGCGCAAATGTCCATCTACAAGCTCTTTAGTGACTTTGTACTTTTTGTTAAAAGTTTCAGCTCTTTTTTTGCGCTCAACTTCATCAATCTTTTTAAATCGCTCTTTTACAATGTTGTTTATTTCTGTGAAATTAATACTCTTCGACTCGTAGCCTTCGTAACTAGCTGATACTAAAACTTCGCTCATTTTCCGCAACTCCTTACTAATCCGGATTTTTGATAATATTGATCTCGTTTACTTGAAACTTGTTGTAAATCTATGTTGAAAGTTCTTGCGATACTTGCGTTCAGTGTCAAAGCTGATGCAACTACATCTGTTATTTCTGAAATAGCTTGTTTAGCTGCTTCTCGTTGTATCATGTCGCCTTTTCTTAAATTGAACGTCATCGTCTCTAAGCCGTTTTTCAATGTGTTTATCGCTTCTTCAACTTCTAGTTCGAAGCGGTTAGTTAAAGAAGCGTGATGGTTGTCTAATCCGTCGAAAAGCGGTGGTATCATTCCGTTTGAAAATTCATGTGCGAATAAATAGGTGCTTTCTGGTTCGTTGTAGCTATCAATTAACTGTTCTGCTTGTTCAAGTGATACCGTCCGCTTTCCTTTCAGCTGATTACTTATTAATGCTGGCGTTACAAAACTATCTATCGCCAGTTCTTTTTGCGTGCGAGTTTCTGCTAAAACTTGCATCGCAGTTGGTGCTGATATTGATTTTTGAAACATAATATCTCAATCCTTTTTTTGTTATTTTTTTAGCGACAAATTAACAACTTATCGTTATATACTATTGTTAGTCGCTCCCCGTGACTGTAAGTTGTCTGTAAGCGTCGTGTGGTAGCGGCGCTTAAATTGTTTTTAATGATTGTTCTAAGAACTTATTTACAAAGTAAAGTTGTCCTTTGCCTGTAACTTTTGCTGTAATTGCTGTTTGCGCTCCACTTGACCTTACAATCGCTGTTTCTTTAATCTTAAACAGTCCCAGTTCCATACTTTTTTGCGTAGGGCGATTGTAATCCGTGCCTTTTCTCGAAATGAGATATCCTCTTTGGCGCATCCATTCAAATAGTCTTTTCTCCCCAATATCGATGCCGTTTTGTTGGATTAGCTTAGCTAAATCTCTTATTAAAATGGTTCCTCTTGCATCGCTTACAGCTTCAGCAAACATCACTTTCGGCTTTTGTATTTCTAATCTTTGTTCCGCTTCTATCCGCTTCGTTTTTTCTTCTTTTAAATTTGTTGCTAGTTTGATTAGAAAATCAGGGTCAGTGATTGCTTTTTCTATTGTGTCATTTGTCATGTAAGCACCATGCTTACGAACAGATGGCAATACTTCCGAAGTAACCCAGTCTTGAAATCTTTCAGCAGATTCTAGTTTTGATTTAAAAATCAACTGATATAGACCCGCTTCATTTATAGCGGTTAAATTCTGGCTTCCTCCAAGGGAGTCGTGTTTCACGACCCCCTTGTTTTTAAGGAAAACATGGCGTTTTAATGCATCGCGGCTATTTGAATATCCCAATACTTTTGCCACGTCTTTGCCGATAAAATGAGGCTCGTTTTCAATAAATACTGTTCTTACTTCATTTCCTTCAAAGTTGAAGATTTGTAAATTTGACATTTTGTTCTCCTTTCTGTTCGCCCTTTCACAATGTTATAGTTTTATAAGGGGAGGTGATACATATGACGTTAAAAATAATGACTAAATCTGGTAGAACAATTGATATAGCGGAATTCGTGGAAATATCATATTATTTAAATGAAAGACGCTCTATATCAAAAGAGAATTTTTCTCAGTTGCACCTAAGTGATTCTACTACTTTCAATTTTATTGGCACTAATTGCGCTTCATTAAAAGGAGCGGAGATCGAATCCATTATTTTAATTGGTTAGTTTCTCAATGCTAAAGCTCTTTACTTCATTGAGCTTTAGCATTACTTTTTCTTTACATAAGTCCACTTAAAGCATGTTCACCTCTTCCTACACTCGTCCTATTCAATATGAATAGATTTGGTTTAAAATTTTTTCTGGCTCAACATTAAATTCTTTTGCAATAATCATTAATTGATCTGCTTTCAAAGCTGTTTTCCCTTCTTCTATCTTCTGATAACTGCTAACACTTTTATATCCAAGTAATTTTGCCATGTGCACCATCGTAACGCCTTTTTGTTTCCGTAAATTTTTCAAATTTGACATTACCATCACCTCTCTATTCAATTTGAATAACTTTATATTTATATAATACTTATTCTAAATGAATAAGTCAAGATATTTTTATTCTTTTTGGGTATATTTTTATCAAAACGGCGTAATATCTACTCGTTTATGCTATTATTTTATTCGTAAGGAGTAAATTGGGGGAATTATTATGAAAACTTTATCAAAAAAGTTAGAGTACCTTAGAAATAGTAAAGGATGGTCTAAGGTAGAAGTAGCTAAAAGATTAGGCATGAAAGCGTCATCCACCTACTCTAATTGGGAGTATGGTAACAGAGAACCTGATATTGATACATTAAAACGTATAGCGGACTTATATGGAGTAAGTGTAGATTACTTGATAGGTAGAGATAAAAATAACCTCGCTGACACAATCGCAGCTCATATAGATCCCAACGCAACAGAAGAGGAATTGGAAGAAATACTCGCTTATATAGAAGAAAAACAAAAAGAGTACAGAAACGAGAAAGAAGTAAACATTACAGAGAAAGCCGCTGAAAAGGATAAAGAGGTGAATAAATTCGTGGAGGAAAACCCTGATTTTAAAGCGGTAGCTGCTAGAGTGATGGACGATGAAGAAGCTGTTAAAGCAGTCAAGACATTTATAGAATATTACGAACAACAAAAAAACAAGTAATATGTAATTTATTTACTCTCAAGCTACTTGACATGTAACTTAATTGCTTGTTATTAAAGTTAATTATTAACATTGTGTGAAAACGTGATATATTTCACGAAAATTATGTATAATATAAGTGCAACGTTGCAATAAAAAACAACGGGGTATAAATACATGAAAAAATTAGATGAACTGAATATGCAACATGATATAGTGATACTAGAACACGAATTTACTTCTTGTTCATTCACTTTTAGAAAAGAAATTTTCATAGTTATTGATAGTAGATTAAGTCAAAGCGATAAATTGGAAGACGTCGCAAGACTTTTGAATAAAATATAACTATGTAACCAGTTTGCGGCCGCAGATTGGTACATATAAAAAGGGAGATGGAAAAATGTATTGTCCGAATTGCGGTCATGCATTAGATAACAGGGAAACTGAATGTCCTGGCTGTTTAGCTCCAATAACTTATCAAACAAGCAACAACGAAAAAGCGCAAAAAGTCGGCGCTTTTATGGAAGAATCTGGTAAATTAATGTCAGGATGTGGTTGTTTAATGACATTATTAATAACTGTTCCTGTCATAGTAATTTTAATAATTATGTTTTTATAAAAGGGAGATGCGGGATGAGCAAGTATAGACGCTTGTTAAAAAAATGGTGGTTTTGGTTAATTTTTTTAGTAGTTATCATTGGCGTTGTTTCTTTATTTTGGTATACTCAATCATATAATTCTGAATGGGGAAAAGGGTTATCAAAGGAAGACAAAGAGGTATTGGAAAAGGCAAATAAATCAACAAACGAATATAATAAATTTGCAAAAGAAGTTAAATCGGGCATCAAATCGTTTAATAATGATGCAACAATTAATCCACAAATAGTAATTAAACCTTTTACTAAAATGGGAGACAAGATTATCGAAAACTCAGATGAATTTATTAAACATTACGATGAGTATTCTGTCTCTATCCAAAATATCTTAAAAGATGATTATAATAATATACAAAAACTTAGAGATGACGTTGTTGCACAACAAGAAGAAATTATAAGTATTTACTCAAATGCTCATAATTATAACAGAGAATTATCCGCAGTTGAATCTAAAATAGTAGAAAATATATATCAAGAAATGAATAAAGAACAAAAAGAAAGCCTAGGATTAAAAAATCATGAATTTAAAAAAAATGCTGAGTTAAGTGATAAAGCAAGAAAATTAATATTTAGTGGTAATTAAAAGAGAGCCATTAGGCTTTTCTTTTTACCAAAAAAAAGAACGTATGTGCGAAAGGAGAACGGAAATGAAGGCAGCTATTTATATACGCGTATCTACTCAAGAACAAATAGAGAATTACTCTATACAAGCTCAAACTGAAAAGCTAACAGCCTTGTGCCGCTCGAAGGACTGGGACGTATACGATATTTTCATAGACGGCGGATACAGCGGCTCAAATATGAATCGTCCCGCACTAAATGAAATGCTAAGTAAACTACACGAGATTGATGCTGTAGTCGTATATCGATTAGACAGACTATCCCGCTCGCAAAGAGATACGATAACGCTTATTGAAGAATACTTCTTAAAAAACAATGTAGAATTTGTTAGTTTGTCTGAAACTCTTGACACCTCTAGTCCATTTGGGCGCGCGATGATTGGTATATTGTCCGTGTTCGCTCAATTAGAGCGCGAAACTATACGAGATCGAATGGTAATGGGTAAAATTAAGCGTATTGAAGCAGGTCTTCCTTTAACGACTGCAAAAGGTAGAACATTCGGCTATGATGTTATAGATACTAAATTATATATTAATGAAGAAGAAGCAAAACAATTACAAATGATTTATGATATTTTTGAGGAAGAAAAAAGCATTACCACTTTACAGAAGAGACTAAAAAAATTAGGATTCAAAGTGAAATCATATAGCAGTTACAACAATTGGCTGACTAATGATTTATACTGTGGCTATGTATCTTATGCGGATAAAGTGCATACAAAAGGTGTTCATGAGCCTATTATTTCAGAGGAACAATTTTATCGAGTTCAAGAAATATTTTCTCGCATGGGTAAAAATCCAAATATGAATAGAGATTCAGCATCGTTGCTAAATAATTTGGTAGTGTGTGGAAAATGTGGGTTGGGTTATGTTCATCGGAGAAAAGATACTGTTTCCCGTGGGAAAAAATATCATTATAGATATTATAGTTGCAAGACTTACAAGCATACTCATGAACTCGAAAAATGCGGGAATAAAATTTGGAGAGCTGACAAACTAGAAGAACTAATTATTGATCGCGTGAATAACTATAGTTTCGCTTCTAGGAATGTAGATAAAGAAGACGAATTAGATAGCTTAAATGAAAAACTTAAAACAGAACACACAAAAAAGAAGCGGCTGTTTGATTTATATATCAGCGGTTCTTACGAAGTTTCAGAACTTGATGCAATGATGTCAGATATTGATGCTCAAATTAATTATTATGAAGCACAAATAGAAGCTAACGAAGAATTGAAGAAAAACAAAAAGATACAAGAAAATTTAGCTGATTTAGCAACGGTTGATTTTGACTCTTTAGAGTTTAGAGAAAAACAACTTTATTTAAAATCACTAATTAATAAAATTTATATCGACGGTGAACAAGTTACTATTGAATGGCTCTAGTAGCTTGTTTATTTAGTTTATTTAGTACCTCGTTTTCTCTCGTTGGA